GGGAGGAAAGACATGGTCGCTTCTGCTTGAGCCCCTCAGGCACTCACACAATCCCCAGTTCGGGGCAGTCATCTTTCGTCGTACGCTTCCCGAGATCCTCAATGAGGGTGCTCTCTGGGATGAGAGCCTCGACTTCTATCCTCCATTGGGGGCGACTCCCAACTCCAACAAGCACTATCATACGTTTCCTTCGGGCATGAAGATCACGTTTGCTTCTCTCCAGTTCGATAAGAGCCTTACGACTTGGAGAGGCTCTCAAGTCCCCCTGATTGGTTTTGACCAATTGGAGACTTTCACCAAGAAGCAGTTCTTCTACATGCTCTCCAGGAACAGGTCCAAGTCAGGCGTCAGGCCGTACATAAGAGCTACATGCAATCCTGAGCCGGGCTGGCTGGCTGACTTCCTCTCTTGGTGGATTGCTCCTGATGGCTATGCTGATCTCGATAGAGTGGGTAAGATTCGTTGGATGGTCAGAGGCCCAGGGGACGAGATCTTTTGGGCAGACACCCGCGAAGCACTTATCAAAGAGTATCCGGGGTCAAAGCCCAAGTCTGTGACGTTCATAGTCTCCACGATTTATGACAATCAGGAACTGCTAAAGATTGACCCAGACTATCTCTCGAATCTCCAGGCCCAGGACTTCATCGACAGGGCTCGTCTACTGGGTGATCCCAAACGAGGCGGCAACTGGAAGATACGTCCAGCGGCTGGGCTCCTCATCAACCGAGATTGGATAGAGATAGTCACCGAGCAAGAGATTCCAGCGGGAGGCCGTACTGTTCGTTACTTCGACTTGGCGGCTACTACTCTGAAACTCAAGAAGTCTGATCCCGACTACACAGCATCAGTCAAGATGAAGAAAGTGGGCGTTACTTATTATGTCCTTCATATGACTGAAGAACGCCTCTCTCCAGCCAAGACAGATGAGCGCATGAAGCAATTAGCAGAACTCGATGGCCCTGGGGTCAAGCAGAAGTGGGAACGAGAAGGCGGCGCATCGGGTAAGAGAGACGCTTACCACATAGCAACCCTGTTAGATGGCTATGATGCAAGCAGCGAGAGGCCTCAGGGCGACAAGATCACTCGAGGCAAAGGACTATCAGCACAGGCACTGGCAGGCAATGTCAAGCTGCTGAAAGGCGCTTGGAACGAACGATGGTTAGACCATATGCATGGTCAGCCCGAGTGGCCTCACGATGACATCTGGGATGCCTCCACTGGGGCATACCGAGAGCTCAGCGATGGTGGCCAGAAAGCCCGAGGATACAAAGGATGAACATTCTCTCCGCTCTGCCCGATGAAAACCCTACCGACTGGGAAGTCAAGCTCATCGAAGTAGGACCCATCAACTTTCAGCCCACTCTTTACTCACCCTCCAGGGATGTCTCTGTGAAGTACAAGGTGCTGTCAATCTCTCTGGAGGATCTGCCCACTGTTCTCCGGAACAATGTCTATGACTTCATCAAAGAGAAGACAAAGAAGCGTCTCGAGCAAGCTAATGCTAAGCATCGGAAGTCAGCATGAAGAAGGTCTTCCAGACGGCTTATGCCCCGCCCGATGGCAACTGTCTCCAGGCCTGTCTAGCTTCAATCTTCGAGTTACCCCTAGAAGCTGTTCCTGAGATACATACTCTCTATAACTTGGCCGATGTAGACTGGATTGACGTTACGACCTCTTGGTGTGTCAGAGAGTTCAAAGTCCAGCCCTGCTACGTGGGACTCGACTGGGCCCCTCGGGGCTTTCATCTCATTGGTGGTAAGACCCACCGGGGTATTGACCATATCGTTGTGGGCTACCAGGGACAACAAGTACATGACCCTCTGGGAACTACACGCCATGAGATAGACCCTGAGTATTTCGTTATCTTCGTTGCTACGCTTCACCCAATGGACTAAGGAGTTTCTCATGCCATTCAAAGACATCAAGCCGGCCGTTCTGGCCATCGCTGCTAAGAGAGAAGAGTACGCTGTTCTTCGAGATTACTATGAAGGAGATCATGAGCTCAAGTTCTCGACAGACAAGATCCGTAAAGCCCTTGGGAAGATAGGCATCTACTTTGCAGAGAACTGGCTAGCTGTAGTAGTCGATGCTGCAGTGGATCGGTTATCTCTCAAAGGTTTTGAGGTCAGTGACAGCCCAGAGCTCACAACTCTCTTGGCCACTTTCTTCAAAAAAGCTAGACTGGGACTTGTTTCCACTGATGTCCATGAAGATGCCACAATTGTGGGAGAGTCATACTTCATCTTGGGTAAAGTAGACGGTAAGATTCAAGCTAACTTCAATGCACCCGAGCTCTGCCACATCTTCTACGAGTCTGCTGATCCCCTGGTCAAGAAGTACGCTGCTAAGTTCTGGAGCGAGAACAACTACGTTTATCTCAATCTCTACTATCCCAAGAAGATCGAGAAGTATAGGGCACCCCTTCGTAAGAGCGTTGCTTATGATGCTCTAGATCATCAACAGGTATCGGTTGTTCCTAATCCGACAGGTCAGATCCCAGTCTTCCACTTCCGTCACAGCCAGAAAGACAATTACAAGATAGATATGGGTCCTTCTGAGAGATCCATCCAGGATGCCATCAACATCCTCTTCTCGAACATGATGGTCTCCTCTGAGTTCAACTCCCTCAAACAGCGCATCATCATCTCTCAGTCAGACCCTGGGGATTTGAAGAACATACCCGGAGAGAACTGGTGGTTCCCCGCTGGGGATGGAACAGGTCAGCAGACTTCAGTGAGTGAGCTTGGAGGCCACGACCCCACGGGCTTCTTGACTTCCATTGACCACTTCGCCAATGCCCTATCGGCTACAACTCGCACTCCCAAGTACTACTTCTTCGGATCGGAAGGTCAAGTCCCCTCGGGAGAGGCTCTCTTGACTTTGGAAGCTCCTCTTGTCAAGAAAGTTCTGAGGAGACTCCTGAGCTACTCAGTAACGTGGGAAGAGATAGCCAGCTACGCTGCTCTGCTGATGGGATCGGTTATCGAGCCCACTGACATCACTTCTCTCTGGGGACCCATCGGTTCTGTTCAGCCTCTGACTGAGGCTCAGATCATCAAGACTGAGGGAGAGGCTACTATCCCCCTCAAGACTTCTCTCCGCCGCAGAGGCTGGTCGGCTACTGAAATTGCCGATATGGAAACTGACAAGGAAGAACAGACTACGAAGACAAGCCTGGGCATGGCCGCCTTAGAGTCTCTCCGTAACAAGGATGCCGAAGATAACACTCCATTAGAGGAAGACGAAGATGCCGGATAACGATTCAAGCGAACCCGCTGTTGTCAGGACTCTCCGGGAATACCGGGAACTCCTCATCTCGCGTGAAGATGCCCAGCTCCAACGCCTGGCACAACAGTGGTATGGGATTGAACAGCGTCTTCAACCTGAGATGCAGCTCTTGGCTCTTACCCTGGACAAAGAGAGGGCGAAGGGTTCTATCATCACCGAGCAGCTCATTGCCAAGCAGGAGTCTTACCAACGTCTCAATGCCCAAGTCAAAGAGCAGGTGCTTGCTTACTCGAAGGGTCCAGCTGTGGCCGACATCTCTGCTGAGCAGTTAGAGTTTGCTAAGCTTGGTCTGTCGAGTTCTCAAGCAGCCATCAAAGGCTCTTATCCTATTGGCTTTGGAGCCCAGTTCAATAACCTCCCAGTCGATGCAATGGAGGATATGATGGGTTATCTCGGAGATGGCACTCCGCTCAAACGATTGCTGGTCGAAGCTTATCCTGATTCTATCGATGGCATAGTCAATGGTCTCCTCGACGGCATGGCTAGGGGCATCTCTCCAGAGAAGACCGCTTATCAGATGGCCAAGGGCATGGGTCTGGGCTTGGAGAGGATCACGCTCATTGCCAGGACAGAGCAGATCCGCACCTGGAGGACTTCTACTGAACGCCAGTACCAGAGAAGCGGTGTTGTCTTGGGTTCTAAGAGATTGGCGGCTCGTACGGCTTGTATGGCTTGTTTAGTGGCAGATGGGGAGTTCATTCCGCTGGGTAAATCAGTTGCAGATCACCCACGCGGGCGCTGCACCTCAGTACCTATTGTTCGGGGTGCACCCGAGCTCCAGTGGAAGACTGGCAAAGAGTGGTTCGAAGAGCAACCTGAAGAGCTA